AAAATTAGAAAAAATTAATAATGAATTCTTAAATTTAAAAAATGAATTATCTAAATTATTAAAAATGAATAAACATAAAATAATAGCACAAAAAAAAATGATAGATGATAAAATATATTTTATAGGTAATGATGATAAAATATATGATTTAAAAGCAAAAATAGTTGGTAATGTAAAAGATAATAATTATATTTTTTTTTAAATTTTTTTATTTTATATATATATATATATATATAAAATAATGACAAAATTTAATACTAAATGTTCTGCTCATAGAGAATTAAATGAAGGAAGTTGTTTTACATTAAATGAATTATTAATAATGGCTAATCAATATAATAAAACATTTCAAAATAAAATTATTGTTAAACAAGATAAAAAACACCTATTAAAAGAATTAACTATGAATTTAAAACAATGTAATGGTGATCATGTATGTATAGTTAATACAATAAATAAAAAAATTTTAAATAATTCATTAGATATACAAAAAATATTTAGACCACAAGGAACACGAGGCATAAATGATTGGCTAACTACTATTGAAATTAATAAGGTAATGGAACAATATGAATTAAAATATCCATATTTTAAATTTGGAGGAGCAATTCCAAGAGATATATTAAAAATTGATTATCCGCTAATGGGAACAAAATATAATATAAAAGAAACAGAGGTAGAAGATTTTAATATTATGGGAGTGAATATTATTAGTTATATTTATAATTTAGACGAATCGCATCAAAGTGGTTCTCATTGGGTTGCTTTATATTGTAATTTAGATAAATGCCAAATTTATTTTTTTGACTCATATGGATTCAGACCTCATATAGATATTAGATTAATGATAGATAAATTATGTCATATGTGTTATCATAAAAATAATACTGGTTGTGTAAAGGAATGTAAAAAATTAGATATTAGTGATTCTTTTATGATGTCTGATATAAATAAAAAAAATAAATTAGAAAAAAAATTAAAACACATTGACTATAATAGAAATAGACATCAATATAAAAATAGTGAATGTGGTGTTTATTCATTACATTTTATAATTAAATTATTAGAAGGAAAAACATTTGATGAATTAACTAAAAATAAAATACCTGATGATAAAATGACAAAATTTAGATATATAATATTTAGACAAGGTAAGTCATAGAATAGAATAAAATGAAAATAATGAAAATACTATATAAGATAAAATATATTGTCTATCAATATTTAAAAAAAAAATTTAAATTAATTTACTAATTATTATTCCAAAAATATAACCAGACGTATTTATAATAACATCCTTAATCATTGAACAATCAACATAATTTAAGGATGTAAAATTTTCTATAAAAAATTCAAAAATTTCAAAAATAAATCCTATAATAAAAAATTCAAAAATATATTTTTTTTTAAAAAATAAACCTTTAATAAAATATGATAAAAAATGACTAATTTGCCATCCGTTAAAATCTTTTATATATCTTTTTCTCATAAATATTAAATCTTTATTATTATTATTTCTCCAAATAACAGTAATAATCCAAAATATTAAATCAGGTATATAACTATACAAAATATTCATATTTGAATTCAGATTCATAATTGATTTCAGATATATATATATATATATATATATTAATTTAAGATTTCATTATTAGATATATATATTAAACTACCCATTTCATATTTTTCATTATTATTTAAAAAAGCATTAATAACTCCTAAATGAGTTACTAATAAAATATTTTTATTTTTATAATTATCTAACAAGTATTTTTTGAATTTAGTAATATTTTTTTTTACACATGAATATGAATCATATTCCACATTATCTAATGATCCAAAACTTTGATAATCATAATTAATAATATGCGAATAATCTGTAATATTTTTTAATCCAAATTTAAAATTATTTTGATTAAATTTTTTTGATATTTGTTCATATAAAATAAAGTCAATTTTTATTTTTTTTTTTTTATATAAACAATATGGTTCAATTGTTTGTAATACTCTTATAAATGGGGAAGAAAATATTATATCAATATTTTCTTTTTCAATTACATATTTTAATTTTTCAGCATCTTTTAAACCATCTTCTAATAAAGGAGAATAAAAAAGAGGATTATCAATATTTCTTTTTTCATGTCTTAGTAAATATATATTGGTCATTAAATTATATATATATATATATAAAAAATAAATGTATATATATATATATATATATTGGTCATTAAATTATATATATATATCATATTTTTATACTATACCATATTTTTTATATTATACTATATTTTTTATATTAAAGAATAAATTTTATAAGAAGAAATTAAATTTTAATATACTTAAAAAATTATTAATATACAAATTATAAATTAATATGTTAGATAACGAAAAACTTAATGAAATTCAAATTAACTTGGATACTATTAACATGATGAAACAACTTGAAATGAGCAATGATGAAATCGTTGAAGAATTATCTTCATCATTATCTTTATTTAGTAAAGATGTATTACATTGTTTATCAACAAATATTTCACCAGCATTAATGCAGAGTATTGTATTAAGATTAAAATTGCAACAAAAACTAAAAATTGATAATACTAAGTTAAAAAATACATTTAGTAAAAATTTACAACCATTAATTTCATATTTATTAACCGAAGTAGAAAATATTGATATAGAAGCAATAGAAGAAGTAAGAGAAGTAAAACGAAAAAGTAAAGTAAAAAAAGTAGAAAAAGTAGAGAAAGTAGAGAAAGTAGAGAAAGTAGTAGAAAAAAAAGTAGAAAAGGAAGTAGAAAAAGAAGTAGAGAAAGAAGTAGAAAAAGTAGTAGAAAAAGAAGTAGAAAAAGAAGTAGAGAAAGAAGTAGAAGATGATATTGAAGATGTGTATGAAGATGATATTGAAGATGTAATTGAAGATATCAATGAGGATGTTATTGAAATTATTAATAAATATTTAGATGAATGTATTAATAAATCAAAAAAAAAATCAGTTTCACATGAGGAAATATATGATGATTTTAATAATGATTGGTTAGATAATCAAGATTTTGAAGATAATGTATCACAAGATGATTTTACAAAAATTTGTTCAAAAAAATTTGGAAAATTAAGTAAAAAAAATGGTAAAGATGTATGGAAAGGAATTGAAATTTCCGATGATTAAATTATTATTAATAAAAAAAATAAAATAATTATTTATTATTTATTATTTTTAATATATCAATTTTATTAATATCAAATAACATATCAAATTGTTCATCAATTTGTTGTAAATAAACTTCTTCATTATCAATATTAAAATTAGTTCTATCAAAAAAAGGATATATTAGATTAATTAAATATTCAATTATTTTGGTTTTTTTATTATTCTCAATTTTTGTTAAATTATCTAATTTTGAAAATGTAGATAAATCATAATCATTATATACTTGTGATTCTAAATTATTAATATATTGTGAAAGCATTGGTTTTAATAATTCGTATATAGAATCATGATTTAAATTTTTTTGATGATTCATATTATTTAAAATTGAAAACATTGATTTTTCAACAGAATAAATAATATTAGAAATATATTGTTTTAAAATATTATATACTTCTTCTAAATTTGTTGTATTTGTTGGTATTTTTGTATTTAAATTTTTACCAATATTATTCATTATTATATTGTATATATATACATTATAATAATTAAATTTTATATGTTTTTTTTTTTTTTTTTTTTTTTTATATATATATATAATATATATATATATATATATATATATATATAAAATGGATAATTGTATAATAATTTCAAATAATGAAATAAAAAATTTATTTGTAAATAATTTAACAAATAATGCTATTTTTACTTGTTTAATGATATTTAGTTTATTTAGTACATATTTAGGTTGTAAAATTGTAAAACCAATATTATTTACATCAGGTGCTTTAGTTGGTGGTGGATGTTGTTATTTTGGAACTATTAATATTATGAACTATTTTAATAATTTTGATTGTTTTATATTATATTTTATAACAATTATTGGATCATTATTAAGTGGTAGTTTAATGCTATGGGCATATAATTTAGCAAATTTTTTAATTGGTTTCTTATGTGGAGGTTCTATTGGTTATTTTTTATACATGTTATATTTACATAATATACATTTAGGATTATTTTTAATGTATGATGCGATGTATTGGTTATCATTATTAGTACCTGGTTTAATATTTGGATTTATTGGTTATAAAAAACAAAGAGATATTGCTATATTATTAACATCAATATCAAGTCCAATGTTATTTTTAACAAGTTTTGATCATGTAGCTTTTAAAGATAATTCTAAATTACAATATTATAAACCTAATAATAATAATAATTGGTTATATATTTATGCAACTATGTATGCTTTTTTATCAATAACTGGATTATATTGTCAATATTTTTTTTTTCAAAAAAAAAAAGAAAAAGAAAGACAAGATTATCTTCCAATGATTAATGATTCAAAATAGAAATAATATTGTATTAATTCAAAATAGAAATAATATTGTATTAATTCAAAATAGAAATAATATTGTATTAATTCAAAATAGAAATAATATTGTATTAATTCAAAATAGAAATAATATTGTATTTTTTTAGTTTATATTTTTTAATATAATATTTATTAAATTTTTTATATATTAAATTATAATTATAATTAAACGGAGCTTTTATTAAAACAAATTTAATTTTTTTTTTATTAAATAATTCTTCAATTATATCAATTATATTAATATTAGTTAAAAATAAATCTAAATTATTAATATTTTTATAATTATTACCACCCCATGGAGGATCTATAAATAAAACATCTTGTTTTAAATGTGTATATAGATTCAAGTAATCATCATTATATATTTTAACATTTTGTAAATTATAACATTTTATATTATTTAATAAATATTTATAACATTCTTTATTAATTTCAATAGAATTAACTTGTTTATAACCGAATAATCCAAATGATATAGTATTACCTCCAATATTAGCAGTAGCATCCGTTATTATTATATTTTTTTTTTTAAATATATTATAAATTAGATTAGATATATAATTAGCATCATTATAATTTGTTATAGAATAATAACTATTACTATATATTTGTAATTTATTATAATTTATTAAATTTTTATTAGCAAAATTTATATATTTAAAATATTTTTTTTTATAATAATTATTAAGTGAATTAATTGAATTACAATATTGAATTA